TCGGATGTCGCAAGTCCTGATGTCCTTCTCCTCCTGATGAAGGAAATGCAAGGGTCTAATGATGTCCTGCGAACCAAGGTGACGCAGACTCAGAAGGAACTTGATGATCTCAAGAAGAATCAGCCAAACAATCAGACTACTCAGAATCAGCAGGAGCCGGAGAGCGAGCTTGCAAAGCAGTTGCAGACTCTCACGAACCTTGTGACCACGATGCAGACTGAAAGAGCGGCTGAAAAGAAGAAGATTCAGACCGATGCCATCATCTCGCAAGTGCATGAGAAGATGAAGTCAAAGGGATGCACCAACGACTTTATCCGCGGCATTACCCTCAAGGGAATCGAGGTTGGAGAAAACGACACTGCGGATTCACTTGCGGAGAAGTACAAGTCGGTCTATGACCAGAACTGCAAGGATGCCTACGGAGATGGCTATGTACCCCCTATGGGCATGCAAAACAACGGCAGTGGTTTCAAGTCCGGTGACTTCGCTTCCGAAGTGGAAAGGCTGAAGGCATCAGGCCAAATCTCAAAGTAAGTTCAACCCTTAAATCAAAGTAAATGAAAAGCTCATTCAATGCTTTTGGAAAGACCAGAAAGGAATATGGCTCAATGCATGTTCCAGTATGGCTGGGACATCACATCCCAAGAGTACCCGGTGGCTTCACCCTTGACAGGTCGTATCTGTCTGCGGGTCTTCTGATTCCTGCCGGAACTCCAATTCATTATGACGATGCGACAAAGGTATTTGTGCCTATTCTCGCACACGATGTAATCAAGGTCGCAGACGGCGTTGCCACTGTCAACGCATCAGTCTTTGGCGTTGCTCCGGCTGTAGGCGCATACGCAATAAAGGTATCTGCGACCGACTTCGCTTCCAATGCTAAAGCAGTAGCCATTACCGAGGTAAAGGCTAATGCAGAGAATCCTGAAAACCTTGACATCAAGGTTGCTATCGAAGGTCTTGCAGCAGGGGATGTGATTGTGTTCTCATCAAAATCAGACGCGCTCCCTACTCCTAATGCATATCTCTTCAATGACGTGTTCCTCGGAGATATTGATATCAACGACGAGACAGCGGCTGCAACAGGCGCGGCAGTTGTCTACAACCCAGACGGTCTCATGATTGACCGTACTCCGGGCGCGGGATTCAAGGAGGCACTCTCCAAGCTCATTCCGGGCGTACTTCTCAAGTCCAATGTTTAAATCAAGGAGGTAAGAAATGGATACATACAACACACAGTTTTACGACCTGCTTTGCAGGGCATTCGAAGGTGACGCGACCTCAAGAAGGCTTCAGGGCTATCTTGATGAGGTGATGGCTGCAAAGTACAATGGACTTCAGCTTGACGGATTCACCTTCTCTCCTGACATGCAGATAGACTTCACATACGAGCAGGTCCAGAAGGAACTCGGCCTCACTGCAATGGCCCAGTATTATGACCTTGACTCGCCTGCCATTCCTCGCGGAACAGAAGGAGTGACCCTTGCAACTGGAAAGATTCCACGCATGAAGGATGTGGAATATTTTAACGAGGACAAGGTTCGCAAGCAGCTCCTTATCGACAAGCTCCAGACTCCAGATAGAGCACTCGCTTCTGCAAAGGACAAGCTCTTTGTGACTATCAGCGACCTTATCGGTGGTCACACCAACTCTCTCACTTATCAGAGACATCAGATGGTGTCCGCAGGTAAGCTCACCATCAACGACAAGAATAACCCGAAGGGTATTCAGGGAGTGACCTTCTCTGCAAATATCCCTGCGTCCAACAGGACTACACTTGCAACAACAAAGAGATGGTGGACTGCTGCCGATTATTCTACCGAGGGTGCCAATGCGGATCCTATACAGGATATGATCGACATGGTACAGAAGGCTTCTGACAAGGGAGTGACAGGACACTTTGAGATCCAGAAGGCGTATCTCGGTCGTATTCTTCGCCACAGCAAGGTGCTTGCTGCAATCGGTGCAGACCTTAATCCAGCCGCAGATGCTGCGGGCCAGCTTCGCTCTGCAAATTATGCTAAGAGAAGCAAAAAGATTGAGATTCTCCAGGACATCATCGGTGCACCTATTAAGGAGATCGATTCTCTCGTAGCAGTTGAGAAGTGGAACAAGACCGCCAAGAAGCTGGAGAAGACAAACATCAATGCTTTCGAGTCAGATGTAGTTGTCTTCGTTCCTGACGGACAGCTCGGAGAAGTTCTTACTGTAATGCCTATCGCGTTCCAGAATCCGGCAGCGCAGTATGCGACATTCTATGAAGGCCGTCTCCAGCTCATCGTGGAGGCCGATGCAGTGAAGAAGTGTCAGGGCTTCTATACCGAGATGACATCGCTCGTGGTTCCTAATGTTCCACAGTACATGTTCTATCTCTATCCAAACCCAACAGCGTAATTGAATAACCGATAAAACGTAAAGGATATGGCAGTCTACACAATAGAGACATGGCTCAAGGGAATGGTTGACTTTGATGTCCCTTCAGCGACTATCATGGCAATCCTCTTCAACAACGAGGTAGCGCAGGGAACTCCTATGCAGAACACTTCGGAGAAACAGAGGGACTTGTGCCTTGCCGACCTCTTGATGTGGCTGTCATCATCTTCTACGGCATCATCGGGTGAGTATATCTCCGACAACGGTTGGTCTCATCAGAAGTCCAACAAGCAGGTAGTGGATCGTGCCGGACTTATCAGAAGGGCGCAGGAACTATATGCGAAGTGGAACTCTGATAAGGCCAATACCGCAGTCGGAACGAAGATAACTTTCAAACCTATCTACTGATGTTTAACCCAAGATTCCCACATACACTCCGCGTATGGAGGTCGCGTAAGAATGACTACGGAGAGCCGATGACTGATGCCGAGGGAAACCCCGTGCAGGACATCGTAAGGCTCAAGAAGGTGGTCATGATAGACAGCGAACCGATAGTGCGTTCTGACGGAAGTTTCGATACCGAATTGGTGGACACCATCGAATTCGGTTATAGGACTCAAGGAAAGAATACACGCGACACGGTAGATGTGGTCGTATCGGATTTCAAGCTCGCCACACCGATGTTCCTGACCTATTTGGAGCCAGGAGATAGAGTGGAGATATGGGACTTTGAGCGTTCCTATTGGGGCGAGGTGGTCAAGAAAGCGACATTCAATCTTGGGTCGAACATTTGGGTTAACGAGGTCAAGAACTGATGAAGAATGCAAATCAGCAAGCCATCAAGAATGCCTTTGCGAGGCTGAGTCTCTCAAAGGACGAGGTTATCCGATCGGGTATGTATGGGCTTCTTGAAGATGCGGTGCGGATTGCACTTGATGCTCACGACGAGAAGCACCAGTCACACATCGAACTTGGGGACACCTATGGATGGATGTTGGTTCATAATCATAGGATTGAGGAGATTGCGGTGGTAGCGACTGCGGACAACCGAGGTCAAGCCACCAAGCAGCTCCGAGCCAAGCTGAAGGACTTGCCTTCAAAGGGATGGGTTGGAGTGGTGATGGCGGGACTTGAGCCTGCAAATTACTTCTCCGTCAGATATGAGATGGGAATGCTTGACTTTGCGATTCAGATGACAGAGCAGAACTTCTTTCAATACTTCAAGAAGATATGACAAACGACTTTGACATAACCATGATAGAGGATGCGGTGATTGAGATTGTCCGCAATCTCGCAGTCAGCAAGAAGGTCTATCCCAACAGACCGAAGGCTACGGATTCCGCAGTAGACTTTGTTGTGGTAGGAGTGGACGGAGTGGATGACCGAGCCGCTTATGGCGAGTGTACGGTGTCCATAGACCTCTTCGCAAAGGATATCGACAATGTGAAGAACAGGAAGAAACTCTCTGTGATGTATCAGAAGCTCCGCAAGGGATTCCCGGCTTCAAGCGGAAGACTACTCTTCGATACCGAGTGGAACATCCTCGGTGATACTCCCGATGATTTCGGTTTTCACGCACGAATGATTCGTATTAACACAACAATAAAAGCAATATAGACATGGCAACATTGACTAAAGCAATGATTGACGACCTCCACAAGGGTATGGCAGCTCTCTCGCTTCTCCCATATACTGATGGAGGTGTGACTTTCAGCAACCTTGACTTTTCGGGTGCTGACCAAATCTTCACTCTGAAGGATTCCTTCTCAGTCACTCCATCTGACCCTACATCAGAGGAGATTAAGATTGACCAGAAAGACCAGACCATCGATACAACTACCGAGACCGGAGAGTACAAGATGGCAGGTCAGATTCCTTCGGTAGCAGTAGAGGTGCTTGACTTCTTCATGAACAACGCTACTACCGTTAGCGGTCTGAAGGGTCAGGATGGTGATTCTTACGCAGGTAAGTCTTACTACATC